CCGTCATCGGTGGCCGTGTACATGCCAGCCAAGTCGATAGCCGCTTTCTGCAAGACAAACTCTTTGGCCTTGTTCAGACTGCGTACATCGGGCAGACATTGCATTGCAGGCCCGCGACCACGCACTTCACCGGCTACCTTCGTGTATCGACCAGTGACCCACGGCGATGTCTCACCGAAGTCTTCGATCCATGAGAAGCGATCCTCGTCATTCACCCATAGACAGCCGTAATACCGCTTTGCTTTCGGCTCGAACACCACACCCTCACACACTTTCAGGTCGGCATCGGGGGAGTTCTCGATGATTGCGCGTACAGTCTCAGAGACTTCAACGCCACGCCACATCCGCTCAAGCAAACGAGCCTTTACGCTGAACCTGCGCCAGTGCGTCTCGATGTTGCCGAATGGCCCTTCTTCAAACGCGATACCCTTTTGAGGTATGCAGTGGAAGACAACAGGGTTCATGTCATCGTCAGTCTCGTCGATGCGAAGCGTAGCCGTACCGATCAACAGATCTAGTGCAGCCTCATAGAACTGCGTGCCAAAGTTACTCCTGTTGATGTAGTCGAAGACTATAGCGCCTTGCTTGTCGAGGTTCTCGCGCACCTGTTGCTCAGTAACACCCACATCACCCTGTTCGAGTAGCTCCAAGACTTCGTTGCTGGGTTGGAATGCAGCCCATCGTGCCTGTATCGGTGCGATGTTTTCCTGCAACTTGCTGGCAGCCTGTTGAATGGCGGTGAGGGAGGTTGAATCAAAGATACGATCCATCTTCTTCTGGCCCGTGTTCTGCGTCTCGAACAGGTTGCGCTGCGGAAGGAAGTATTCGTACACGTCCGACATCTGATCGTGCCACATGCCCTCGGTGTCGAATGCCCGCTTCTCTCTGCGCTTCATGTCCTTGACTGAGCCAAGGTACTTGGGCGACTTCATGCGATGCCCCTCACGTTGATGCCGCTCAGGATGCTAGCGCGTTGTGCGGCAGATGGCATAGATGCCTTGCTAGCCTTGCCTCTACCCATGCCCGAAGCCGCAGCCTTACGACTTGCCGGTGCCCCTGCTAGCAGTGAACGAGTGCCTAGTTGCCCGCGTCGTTGTGCCCGCAAGCGTCCCTCCGTTTCCTCGATCTCTTCGTCTAGTGCCTTCTCTTGTCGTGCAGCTAGTGCTACCTCTCGCGCCTGTGGTTCTGGCTTCTTTGGTCTAAGTGCGCCCATGGATCACCTCGTTAAGTGTTTGTATAGTTGATAAGGCGTAAGGATAAACGGATTTCGTATCCCAATCGCCTGCTTGATATGCCCCACACATGTGTTGAGCATAAATAAACTTCTATGATTATCGCGCACCTTAGCCTTGGCCACGATAACGTTTCCCTCCGATGCGCTGAACTCATCAAGCGTCATCAGATCGAGTCCTTCCGATGTCTTGCCATATACAATCCACCGGCCCGCGTCAGCCTTAATCAAATAACAGTGTTGATAGAGCGGATGCAACCAGCGGCACCACCAGTGTTCCCGTGCTGCAGTGAACACCGCATAGACGTTACCCGAAGACATTGAACTGAACCTTCGCTGTCCGTGGTGCACGGTGGATGTGCTGCGTACTTATCGCTTGACGGCCCTCACCCTCGCCTTGTAGTGCGTATTCTAGCGCCTCTACCGGGTGAGAATACTCGTTCTTGTCCGGTTCATCAGTGTACTTGTCGCCGGATACTTGGATGCGACGATACGAGAAGCCGCCTTGTAATCCCTTGCGGATCATCTTTGCCTTGGGGCTGATCAGGAACCTAGGCTTGCCGTCCATGCACAGTTCCTTCATCGGCAGTTCGAGCGCCGCTCTACGCAACGCAGGGTCATTCGTAAGGGTGGGAGTGCAAGGGATACCGGCAGCGCGCATGATCTTGAACGGTGTGTCAGCATTGGCTTGGTTCTTGTTGTCACCGGATGGATCACCCCACCCACGGAACTTAAACTTGGGATAGTGAGCGTCGATGTATCGCTTCAGTGTTGGTGCGAAGTCCACAGCCCCGCTGTCTGTCATGCAGAACTCATCGAAACAGATCCACCGACCGAGCGCATCACGCTGCACAAAGGCACACGCTGGTGTCCGCCCGAAGTCAAAGCCCAGCACAACAGGCGTATCGCTGTTTGGTTCGTAGCTATCACCTGTGCAATGTATCGAGTCGGTATACAAGGGATGCACCGGCTTACCGCTTGAGACAAAGCCGTACTCGTTCGCCAAGTTGACCTTGATCCAATCATCTGTTTTGCCCTGCAAGCCTCGACCATAGTAGTCCTCAGGCAGGTTGTGCAGGTTCTCCGCGCTCTCGTTCAGGTACCACCCGTCACCCTCTCTGTACACACCACCCGGTTGCCGGTGAAACACCCAACCTTCTGGCCGGTCTTCCTCCGCCAACTTGTAGTACCAATGATCCTCATCCGGTGCGTTGCTGTCGCCGATCATCCCATAGTGTGTGGGACGCACACCCTCTTTCATTGATGGATACCGGCCACATCGCAGGTCGAGCATGTCCACCACGCTCTTGCTGTGCTCCTTCGCTTCGTTCAGCCATGCCCAAGTCGTCTGGATGCCTCGTGCTTTCTTGACGTGATCAGGTCTGTCAAACGCGATGAAGATGACCTCACTTCGTACCGTCGTTCCATCCTCCAACTTGAACTCAATCTTGTGGGTGGGCGGTTCCTTGTTGCCTTGCTTGAACTCACCCAAGTCTCCATGCACCTCCAGCCAATCCTTGATGGTGGTCGAGAACAACTCGCTGTATGTATTCCGCGCTGCAATGATCCTGCTCAACCTCACCCCGTGGTTTGGGTGTGCCTTCTGCGTCACTGGTGCCTGCTCGCACATCAACTCGAGAAACTTGAGGATGACTTGGACTGTCTTCCCAGAACCCAACGGCCCCATGATGAATGAGTTGCGTGACCGACAATCGGCAAACTCTTCAAGCACCCGCCCCTGCGGCTTCATGACGTACTCAATCGTCGCCATCGAATCGCTTTCTCTGCACTGCAATCACTAGGTCGCCACCTTCGGAACCGCTCAATTCCACGGCCCTCACGTCTCCGAGATACTTTGAAATGAGCTTCAAGCGGATCTCTGCTGAGGCCTTCAACCTATTAGCCGTAGCTGTGTCTAATTCGTTATCCAGATCGCCTAATTTTGTAGCAATATCAACGACTTGCTCGATGTGCTTCTGTTTGGAAAGCTGCTCTCTTAAAGCCTCTTGCCTTATGGCTCGGTTCTCCATCGCCCTAGTTCGTCCCATCTGTCTTCCCCCCAAAGATCCGCTCCCACCCATCTTGGTATGCGGGTGAGTTGTTATTCAGCAGGCCACTGGTGCGTCGCCGATCACCCTTGCCGCCGTGATCCCAATTCGGGAAGTGTTTTGCTTGATCCTTCTTGGGGATCTTGTGTCGATGGTCTGCCATGTCTCGCCAAATACCAGATTGATTGTCGGATAGCAATGGAATTATACCTTATTTCTTGTTGTTGACATCTATGAAAAGTTAATTTTATAATGGCTTCAACAACAACGGAGAATGGAAATGGCGATAACAAACAACGCGACTAACGAGGTCGAGTATCAAGGACAGGTCTTGGCTGTTCGCGGGGTAACCCGAATGGATATGTTCTGGGATGAAGTCGAGGTGATCCTTGACGATGGAAGCCTCGAAACAATCAGGCTCGGCGGGCCATCTGACCAACGCTTTGCGAAGGTTGATGCGACAGACGAATTGATCGAAAAGCACAATGCTTACGTTCGTCAACGAGAGGCGCAACGGAGGGGAGCCGCGTAAGCGGCTCGGAGGCAGACATGAAACTACGATACCCCCTCGCCCTACTACTGGTTGTTCTGATCTCTTGTGTGTCCGAGCAGGACTATCAAGACGCGCTGCATGATGAGGCCGTTTATATTCACGGAGTTTGCACTGGCGTACACGGGGACTATCTCAGCGTTCGCCCTGATTGCTAGTTTTACCGACTAGCCACACCTTCTCTTTATCCTGATCTTCCGGCTTCTCTGCCGGTGGGTTGGGATCGTCGATGTCAACTAGCTCACTGATAACAACGGTGATGGTTAACTCACAGTTGTCAGGCAAGTCCTTCAACGTCACGCTAGGCATCAAAGCTGCTCAATGTAACGCTCGCGGGCTGTCAGCGTTGCCAAATCCCTGCACGCCTCCTCCAGTAACTGAATGTCCTTGGTTTTCGCGTACTCGGTCAGCAACTGAACCACCCTCCCGCTCAGGAAGTTGAGTTGATTGGCTACGATGTAGGCCGATGGTTCTATGTCCTTCATCATTCCAAGTCTACCTTGTGAATCTCGCCGCGCCACTCATATTCACCGGCTTCGTGTCTACCATGAACCCGCACGAATTCAGGCTGCAACAGGAAGTTATTCTTGATCGACAACACTGCGAAGCCAGATGACCAGTTCTTTGGTGAGTCTTCTGCGTAGTCGAATGTCGTTTGATTTGGTTCCGCCATCGTACCCAACTGAATGCCGAGCCTCGTGCCTGTGTAGTCGCTGAATGGCTTGGCCTCTTGGTGATGAGTGTGACCCGATACCGTATGCACACCGCTCATCAGCGTGGTTCTGTGTCCGCCGGTGATGCCTGCGCCGATTGGCTTGTGACGTATCATGATTGGCCGCTCCGCACCCTCAATCCATAGACTGATGGAGAATCTCCACGCCGGGAATTGCTCGCGCAGCGTGAACCCCGGCACCCCTTTGTACATGGGCAAAGCGTCGGCCAGCTTCATGTCAAAACGAGAGTCGTGGTTGCCCATTACCCAGTAGCGTTTGGAGCTGGGCGAAGCCTTTTCAATTTCTTCGAGCCGTTGATGAACAGCGTTCAACTCATCCTGCACTGTCGGCCTCTCCTCCCACCCCAGCGGAGCGTGTCGGCTGATGCTTGCGCCGTCCAACAGATCGCCATTCAAGACGATAACGTCAGGCTGTAGCTGTTTCGCCAGCTCAACGAATGCGAGATGTGCAGTGGTGACCGTGTTGATTTCATAGTGCGCGTCCGATCCAACAAGGATCGTCATATCCTTCTCGACCTTCAACGTTTGACGCACTGACGGTCGTGGTGTTTTGTCCCTCGAAAGATGAGCGGGGACTGAGATGCTCCGACCAAGCGCCTCCTCTGCCCTGCGCCGTCGATGGAATACGTTCCTTATCCCTACTTCGTACCGAGTCGCCATGCCCTGAGCACCGATTGACGAGAACTCAGTCGCAAATATTTCGTGATCAGTCGGTAGCTTCGGTCTTGCCATATCCGCCGCGCCTCGCGTAATTATTGCAAACGTGCATGAAGACGAGCCTCTTTTGTCCCAGATCTCTGGGCTGCTTTGGTTCAGCATCCCACACCTCTTTCATCGCAGCGTCCATTGCCTTGACCATATCCTGCGCCACAGACCTTGGCGACCTCACCCGCACACCCTGCGCTCATGCGCTTTGATCTGCTCCTCCCAATCGGAAATCATCTCGCGGTAGTCCGAAACATAAAACTTTACCGAGTCTTTCTTCGTTGCCAGCATGTGCTCGACTGCGTCTTTCCCATACCAGTCAATCATCCAGATCGTGTATTGCGCCTCTGCGCTCCCGTGCTTCATGCCGAACCCGTTACAGCCCCGGCACTGAGGATGCACATTCTGTTCCTCCAGCGCCCACCTCGATGACGAACCCTTGGGGATAAAGTGGCCGCCGTCCATCTCCTTATAGTGTTGGATCTTGCCACAAGATACGCAAGCCGCGAACCCTGAGTCATCGGCTGCACTGATTCTGGCAAGTTTTTGCAGGGTCTTCAATGCCTTGGCGCGGAGTGTTGCACTGGTTTGTTTCTTCGCCATCAGACTCCGCACATCCCTTCACACTCATCCATGAAGCTAA